TCAAACCCTTTTCGTTGACCGTCACCTGCGCCACCGATGCGGCGCCTCCGTACTGCCCGCTCGTGAGCCCGGACAAAGTCTTGAGCGTTGCCGCTTGTGATCCTCCGCCGGTGCTCGTTGTGACGTCTCCGGTGAGTTGAGTGATGGCCCCCAAAGCGGTCGCGCTCAGTCCCGTCACCTGCGCCGTCGTGATCGCAATCGGAACGCTAGTCGCTAAAGTGGTGAGTCCTTTTGCGTTGACCGTCACCTGAGCCACGCTCGACGCGCTGCCGTACTGGCCAGTTGTCAGGCCCGCCAACGTTGCGAGAGTCGCTGCCTGTGATCCACCGCCCGTGCTCGTGGTCACGTCTCCGGTCAACTGCGTGATGGCAGCCGGTGCAGTGGCAGTCCATCCGGTGTTCCCGGAGCCGGTTTGCTTGACGTAGAGCGTCGTGTTGGCCGCTCCATTGGTGCGGAGGAAAAGCGAGCCAACCGGTGCCGTGACCGCACCTTCCGGAGTGTTGGTGCCCGCGGTGATGGTCGGCCCGCTCGAACTGGTCAACTTGAGCCCGCTGTTGAGTTGTTGCTGCGCAGTGAACTGGTTGGCCACCGACAAAGCAGCGGCTGTGTATTGCGTCGAATTTTGCCCGTACCACGTGAGGATATTGGAGGACGACAACCACGCTTCACCCCCGTTCGGTGCGCTCGGAGTGGCTGTCTGGCCTAGGTTCAGACGGCTCGGCGAATAGGTGAATTGCGTGACCAGCGAGTTGATTTTCGTTTCGTAAGTCGCGTACGGCGCGTTGCTGTAGTTGTTCCCCTGCTGGTACAGCACGGAGCCCGCATCGCCCGTCACCACGTAGTTTGACGCGCCCGCAACCACCGTGAACGTCGAATTGAACACCCCAGCAACTGAGCCCGCGGCGATGGAGATGCCGTTGCCCGTCGTCGCGAGGTTTTGAAACGCGGACCATCCCATTGTGAGCAGCGCGGTGGCGGACGTGATGCTGATGGCGTTGGCGCCATTGGTGATGTAGTTGGACCACTTACACTCGACGTAAGGTGTTAATGCTCCGTTGGTTCCGCGCATCAAGATGGCACCAGTCCCAAACTCACCAGAGCACCGCTCGAGGTAGAGACTTCCGCCGTTAACGTCCCAATGCGTGCCTCCGGATCCCGCGGTTGAGTTGGCCACGCTCCGCACGTTAGCAGCGCGGACTGACACGTTGGCGTTGATCTGCACGCCGACCACCGCCGTCGAACTGTTGGAGTTGCCAACCATGCAGTCCTGCATGTGGACCAAGAACTTGGTCGACCCGTTGGCCGTCAGCGTGAGAACGGGGTTGGTGGTGTTGGTGTCGAAGCGTAAACCATTGAGCTCGAGGATGGAATCGCCAGCGGTCGCGGACCCTTGGCAGGTGTGGTAGCCGTTGATCCTCACGACGGACCCCTGCCCGTTGTTGCCTCCGGTCGACGCGAGAGAAACGCAGGGTTTGAGCGTCAGATTCTCGGCATACACGCCGGGCGGGATCAGGATCTGGGTCTGGTTGAGTCCGGTCGCGCCTGTGACAAGGTCGATGCATCCTTGGATGGTTTGAGCGTCCACCCCGACAACCTTTGTGTTTGCGAACGTCACCCCGCTTGAGGTCGGCTTGTCGGCAAGGTCGTTGTACGAGCCTGAGATGGCCACTGTTGCGAGGCCACTAATCTGCGCCGTTGAGTGCGTGTGGTTAGCCGCTGCGTAATCCGACGCGGCTGTCGTTGCAGCGGTCCCGAGTTCGAGAGTTGAGCGTGCGGCGGATGCGGATGCCGCCGTGATGAGCGCCTTTCCCGTCGTGCCCGCGTCCTTGAGTAAGCTGTTCGAAACCTTTGTCATACGGTGTAAAATGGCACCAACTTACCATTGCCAGCATCAAAGTAACCCGCTGGTACAACGGTGTTTGATGGTGTTTCCTCAGAGACTGTCCAGTTGGGTCCTGTTGCGCCTGTTGCGCCTTGATCGCCGGTGATGCCCGTAGATCCCGTGGCACCCTTTTCGCCATCGGGTCCAGTGGCACCAGTGGCACCGACCGCACCGTCGATGCCATCAATCCCAGCCGGTCCCGTTGAGCCGGTCGCTCCGGGATCACCAACTGGTCCGGTTGCGCCTCGCGGCCCCTCCGGCCCCTGTTCGCCAGTGTCCCCGGGAAACCCAGGGGGCCCCTCTGGACCCTGCATTCCGCTCGGTCCCGGCATGCCCGGATTGCCCTCGGGACCTTGCATCCCGCTTGGCCCTGCGGGACCGGGAAAGCCCTGATCCCCCTTTGGTCCAACATCGCCAGTGGCACCAGTGGCACCGCGGCCACCGCGCATGTTGAGCGAGGAATTCCACTCGTTTGAGGCCTTGACGTAAACCGACACAGTCTGCACGTCGTCGTAGTTGTCGCTCTCAGGCATTTCCTGAAAATAGACGTCACCATCTTTTCCAAGCGATGGAGATGGCGCGTCAGTGCCTCCATAGAAAATAGTGCCTGCGATACCTGTCGCGCCGGTGGCACCGACACCTGTTGCGCCGTCATTGCCAGCTGCACCGTTTGCTCCGCGGCTCGCGATGAGATCCCAGAATGCGGAGAGCGTGCTTGGGATGTCGCCGGTGTTGCCGCCGTTTGCATCGGTGCGATACCAAAGGTTTCCCTCGTAGGTCGCCAAATCTCCCACGGCGTAACTGACTCCGAGGTCAAAAGCTGCGGTGTAGTTCCAAAGTGCCGATGCACCTGTTGCGCCTGTTGCACCTGTTGCGCCGAGTGGCCCTGTAGCGCCTGCATCTCCCGCTGGCCCCGAAGGTCCTTGCTCTCCGCTTGGACCTGCGACACCTGTTGCTCCGACCTGCCCGTCAACACCCGTTGGTCCAACGTCACCGCTAGGTCCTGTCGCGCCGGTTGGCCCAGCCTCTCCGACGTTGCCTTGCGGCCCTTGTTCGCCGACGGCCCCCGATGGTCCGGTGGCACCTGTTGCACCGCCAGGTGATCCCGCTTCGCCTTGTGGACCAGTCGGCCCCGGTGCTCCCGTTTCGCCTTGCGGTCCAGATGGCCCCGTTGCCCCCGATGCGCCGACGTGCCCAGTCGCGCCCTGCGGCCCAGCAATTCCGGTCGCCCCGTCTGCTCCACTTGCGCCTGTTGCGCCAATTTCGCCAGCAACTCCAGTTGCACCGACCGGCCCTTGAGACCCAACACCAGTCGCACCAATCGGCCCTTGAGGCCCAGCAACCCCGCCAGATGCGACGAGGATGTTGACCTTCTCTCCATCAGGCGGTGCGCTCGTAAACGTCACAACACCAGCTGTGACCGTGTAGTCATCACCAGCCGTCTGGAAGACACCTCCGATGGCCACGACAAAGTGGTCGTCTGTCGAGTCGGTGGATGTCGTGGTGAACACCGTTTGCGAACCGTTTCCCGTGAACGTAAACTGTTGAAGTGCAAACGATGGCGCCGACGCCCCCGCTTGGAACGTCACCCATCCATTCCCTGCCGCGTTAGGAAACGAGAGGGTTTGGTCGGCTGTGTTGACGATCAGCACGCCCGACGGAATGCCCTCAATGGGAGGGGTTCCCGACGTGGCCTTTCGGAGTTGGCGGATGAAGTTCGGCATCCCCTAAGATTAGAGGTCTCCGCAGTCGATGGAAATCCCTGCCGAAGCTGGAATCGAGTTTGTTGCACTCGTGATGCGCCCGTAGGTGTCAACCGTGAACAGCACCTGATTCGACGCGGCGGTGACACCCGAGGCGGCCAAGTCGACCCCGCTCGATGAGACGGCAATGCGGCTCGACGATACGGTTTTGACCGAGAGCGTCGTTCCACTCTTTTGCAGTCCGTCCCCAGCGTCAACCACGCCAGCGGACGAGAACTGAGTGAAGGTGATGGCTGTCGTCCCGATCGTGATTCCGCCTGACGTGGAAACCACCCAACCCGTTGATGCGTTGGAACTCCCCTGCTCGATGAAGACGAATGAACCAGCACTCAACTCGGTGCCGCTGTCAGCATCCGTGCGGCGGGTCAGGATGAATGGGCCATCGGCGGCGCCTGCACTCGTGACCGTGTAGATGCCGTTCTGAAGGCCTGCCACTTGGTTTTTGACGAGCACGTATTCTCCCGCGTTGATTGCGTGGCCGTCAATGGTGAGTGCTCCGTTGGCATCTGCTGTGAGCGTTGCTCCGACTCCGCTGGATCCGTTGTTGTAGGTGCAAGCGGGTAGTGCCTCGGTCGTTGCGACGTGAGCGGAGGATTTGATGTCCAACCCTTGTGCGACGTCATCGACGTACTTCTTGTTAGCCAGATGAGCATCCGCGGTCGGCACTCCGGTCGTCGAGATCAGCCCGGCACCGAGGGTCAGGTTCTTCGAGGCATCAACCACCAGAGCCTTGTTCGCGCTCGCCGTACCAGCCGTCACACCTGCGACGGTGTTGAGTTCGGCGGTCGTTGCCGTCACCCCGTCGAGCTTGTTCAACTCGGCGGCGTCCGCGGTCACCTGCGTCCCTGCGATTTGGATTTGACCTGTGATGTTTAGCGTTCCGGAGACCGTTTTCGTACCTTGGATCGTCTGGTTCCGGTTGGCCGTGGTGACCATCCCTTCGGAAGTGGCAGTGCCTTCGCCACCGACCGGAACGATGTCCCCGTTGGACTTTTTGATGAGCAGCTGGTTGTCAAACTCTTGGAAGAGTAGCTCACCAGTTGCGAGCGTGATGCCTGACACGCCCGTTGAGGTCGTGCGGCGTTTAAGTTGGATCGTGTTCGGCATAATATCTTGATGTTGTTAAACTTGGCCACCGTCAACTGATGCGCCCAAAGCGGCAAGCGTCGTGTAGGTCGTCACACCGCCGACAACGCCGACGACGTCACCGTCCGCGCCTGTGCCAGCGATCGCGGCTCCGGCACCAATGTTCGCTCGGGCCTGAGCTTGCTGGGGCGATGTGAGGCCCTGAGCGACAAATTGCACGGCTGTTGCGGCGATGTTGGACGTGTCGAAAAAAGGTAGCGAGACCGGCTGCGATGCGCGGCGGTTCGTGTTCTGGACCTTCCATCGAAGTGCCTGAGTCGTCGTAAGGTTTCCAGAGTAAGACCACGCAATCTCCGCTTGGAGCACCACTGATGGGAGGTCTGTCACCGTCTCATCTCCGCCAGCGACAACCACTGTGACACCGTAGCCGGATGACCTGCAGTGCGGTGCCTGACGTTGGCCAAATGTCGACGCGGCCACGGTCACGATGTCGGCGGATGAGGAAGCGACGAAGGCCAAGTCCGCATCGAGAGCGGTCGCAATCTTCGCGGCCATCGCTGACGCATTCTCGGTTCCGAGCGTGGTAACCTTGATGAGACGGCCACCCTCTGGAGCCTCCGGCCCCGTCGAGGATGAGGTGCCCATCCAAACGCGCACCGGTCCGACCGAGTCAGCAAGATCGAAGTAAACTCCGTTCGCCGTGGTGGCTGTCGTCTGGATGGCCACGACCTCGGCGGAGTCGTAGGGATCGATGCCGAGAAGGCGGTCAATCTCACCTGAGGCCGTGTTGAGCGTCGCTCGGTAGTCAACGGTTGAGCCCGTCACCGTGCGGGTCCAGCTGGCAAACGAGAGGAGAGGGTTAGCGTCAAAGTCACCCTTCGGTTTCACGGTCAACCTGAGGCCCGTGGATGAGCCCATGTCGACCGTCGAGGTGCTCGAGATGGTGCTGCGAAACTCGATGGCAGTCGGTATCACGTCCCCATTGCGGAGCAGCACCTCCTGATCGTCTGAGCGGCGGAGACCGCCAACGTAGACGAGGCCAGAGTCGAGAGCGACGGTGAGCGTGAGCATTCACTCTTGCGCCCGTCATCAACTGTCATGCCCCATAGAGACCGATGATTTGATGACCCCCCGTTTGCTGCGAAACGGTGAAGGTCCCATCCTCCTCCTCCATGATGTAAGCGAGCACGATTCGGTAGTTAATGGCCCCCCCGACCTCACCGGCCACAAGCAGCGCACTAGTGTCCTCGATGGCGAGAGATGGATTGGAAATGCCCGTGGATGCCGTCGAGGAGAAGTTGCCGACCACGCTGAGCACCACCCGTTTGCCGTCAGCGGCCGTCCCGACTTCTTCCTCGGGGTAAGTCATGACGCTCTGCCCGTTGACCGTCCCCCAACGCACAAACACTTTGTATGTCGGGCTCGGAGAGCCGGGATTGTCGGCGCGAACGGTCACCTTAAATGGGAAGTTTGTCGTCGCCGATGGTGCTGCCGTCTGGGTTGTCCGACGGTTCTTGAGCGAGACCAGCTGGCCACGCGGGGTCACGGTCGCCGTGATGTCAGGCGTCGACTGGATGGCCAACCGTGGTAGGTAGTCGATAATGGCATTGATGGCAGAGGCCAACTGGCCACCGCTTTTGAGACGTGGGATCACAGGCATGATGGGATTTCTCTTAGGTCGTTGGTCGCTGTTTGCCCTCGAAAGCTAGATGGGATTCCGGTCCCGCCACCGCCTCCTAAAAGTGGAAGCATGAAAGCGGATTGTCGCTGGTAGTTGTTGCGGAGTGGGTGCGTCTGATCGCTGCCCGGGTACTCACTGCCCGGGATGTAGCCGTTCTCATCGCGGTTCCGGAGCATGAAACCAAACTCCTCGACGGGTTTGGAAAACGTCTCCTCCGGATCACAGCTAGGAACCGTGACCCGCGCTTGAAGCTCAACCTCGGCATGCCATCGCGGGTACGGTTGATCGTTGAGAAAGTCCTTCCCGCCCGTGATTTCAGTTTCCTCTGGCATCGCTGCCATGTCGCTCCCGAACCCGTCTAGCACGTAGCCACTTGTTGAGCCCGTCGTGCCTGTTTGATGGATGAACCCGACCAGAACGTCGACCTCGTACTCTTTGACAAACTCGGTCGGATACCACGGGTTGTCCTGCTCACCCGGCTCAAGCGGGATCTTGCGGTCTCCGGTCTGCACGATGTCATCAGCCGAAATGCGAGAGGCCGGTTCGTTCCATGTGTCAACCAGTTTCACCGGAAAGAACCAGTTCTGCCCTCCGAAGTTGAGCCCTTGAAAGCCCGTCAGCGGGTCGAACGATGTCTGTCTGGTGCCGAAACTGACATCCTCTGTGTGGATCAGGTAGATCGAATTGAGGATCGCGTAAGTTTCCGGATTGGAGTTCTCGGGGTCGTAATCCACTGCGGCGTTGCGCGTTGCGGTTGCTCGGAGCATCACGGTGGCCACGATGCGCTTGGATCCTCCGCTCAAAGCGAACCCACGATATTGACGGTCCCCGATTTGGATGATCGGTCCAACGAGTCCGTACGGCCACGGAGTCACGAAATAGCGAGTTGATCCCTCGCTCAAAAAAGGCTGGTAGCGTGTGCCCTGCGGCTCTCCTTCGGTGATTGTCCTAGGTGGAGCAATCTTGAGAAACGTGCCCCTCGGCGTTTCGTTGGCGGTGAAGTCTTTGGTTTTTTGAACCTGCAAGCGCACCAACTCCCGACGGATGGCTGAGAGCGTGCGCCCGATGGGCCCCGGTGTTGTGACCGTCGGGATCATGAGTAGATAAGAGATGACCATCCCGCGCCCGTATACTGCCCGTAGTTCGCCGAGGCATTGCGGTACATGAGCGTGATTTTCCAACGCTCTCCAAACGGCTCTGCTGTTGCCCCAGCGAGTAGCCACGATTGAGTGCTCCCCCAGATTGCGACGGGTGGGAACGAGATTTTCCCGATGTCGTTGACCGTCTGAGCAAACGCACTCCAGATGTCAAAGTAGGTCACCTTCAACGTGCATCCATTGCCGGCGATGTAAGACGAGACGCCGACCAGCCCAGGCTTTTTGAACTCCACGAATCGCTTGGTTGACTCGGTGTCGTTCGATGCGACCCATAGCGCGTTCGTTTCGTTCGGATTCTCGGGTGTCCCCGCGAGGTCTTGGAATCTCGGGTTGGCGGTGATCGGTTCGGTCCCGCTGTTGGCATCGATGCTCAACCGTTTCTTCGCGGCTGATGCGTAGGCATAGACGCTCCTTTGCTCGAGCATCGTGGTTTGTGAGCCCTCGTCGAACGTCATCGAGCGCGAGATAATGCTCCGCTGCGTGTCTGCGCCCATGTCCGGTAAACCAGTTGGGCTAATGATGGTGTTGATTTGATTGTCCTTGAAAATGTGGACCGAGGTCTGAATGACGTTTCCCCACTCGTCAGTGTCAAACGAGTGCGAGGTTTTGACCGCTGTTTCGCCTTTGAAGATTCGGGACATTTTAAGTGTAGATGTCCGACGACCATGCTGGTGCGCCGAGGAGTTGAGCGGTGATTTTCCACGAGGCCCCGTTTTGCTCCTGCGAGACGGAAGTCCCGAGGAGTGAAAGGCCGTTGAACATCGCGAAGTTTGGGATCGGTGGGAGCGCGTAGACCTGCCCAGGCACCGTCGCGTCGTCTGCGTTGATGGCCATCCAAGTGAGATTGAATGTCCACTGCGGCGCGAGGTAGGTGGTGATGCCAGCCAACTCGAAGTCGTCGCGAAACTGCACGAACCGTTTCGCGCCGTCGTAGTCCTCCCAGATGGCATTGCTCGTGTTTGGCGTCTCGGCATCTCCCGCCCACGTCGTGAAGTCTGGATGCGCGGTGATGGGTTCGTTTGAGATTGTCCCCTCGACGGTGACGAAGTTCTTGGTGAAAGCGGCACCTCTGTAAGTTCCCTCCGAGGTTCCGAGGCTGTCACTCAGCATCTCGACGTTTTCCTTCGCCCCAACCAACGCCAGCTGGATTGAGCCAAGGGTCTTTGTTGCTGGCCACTCGTAGGGCTCGGTGTTGGGTCCCGTTCGCGCATAGCGGGTGCGGAAAACGACCTCGATGGCACCTTGCTCGTCGACCTGCGCGGAGATTGGGAACTCGGTGTTTAAGCTCATACCACGGCCACGTTGAGGGAGCCTTGTTTACTGATCGCGCTGACCACGTTGTCGAGCTTGCCAGTGACCGCTTGCTGCCAGATTTGGATCGAGCGGATGACAGGATCCGTTTTGTCGCCCCCGGGAATGGGAAGCGGGAATGGTTCGGCGACGATGTCGGTTGCCTGCTTGAGGTTCTCACGCTGGATCCGAAAGAACTCCTCGGCGGGTGGCCCTTGGACAGGGATTTTGGCAATCTCCTCGCGTTTCTTGGCAGCGAGAAATGCCGGTGACGCTGCGAATCCTCCACCGAGATCTCCAGCCCCTCGAAGTCCGGGTGCTCTGCCCTCGAGCCCGATCATCTCTCCTCGAGGCGCGAGGTTCATCATCCGTCGGCCACCTCCGATTTTCTCCAGCGAGGTAAAGAAGTCACCGGTCTTGGTGGCCTTGCTTTTCTTCTCCTCAGCCTGAGCCGTCTTCGCGGTCAACTCCGTCTGGTTTTTGAGGGTGCTCGACTGTTCGCGGATGGCCGTTGCGTTTCGAAGCGCGGCCTCGGTGAGCTTGGCCAACTCGGTTCTGAGTCGCTCGTTCTGAACTTGGAGCTTCTCGGTCGCTGCTGTCTGACGACTGAACCCACGCTCGAATGCGGCGATCACTCCTTGTCCCGGTGTTCCCTCAGCGTAAGCGTCAGCGTTGCTCGGAGGCACGATGACACCGTTGGAAAACGACTCCTTGGTGTTGTAGGTGATGCGCTTCCCGTTCGCAAACGTCTCGCGCACCTCGCCCGGGCTAAGCGGTGTCGGGTAGCCGGCGGCCTGCGCCGCGAGCATCTCGCCGGCCTGCGCCGAAGTGACACCACCGGAGGCAAATCCAATCGGCCCTTCTAGACCGAGGCCACCCATCCGCATTCCTCGCCCCGTCGTCTCGTTGCGGGTCGGAGATATGAAACTTGGCAATGCAATGTCAGCGAGCCCCGCCACTGCGAAACCGATTTGCTGCTTGAGGTAGGACGCGAACGCATCGACTGCGCGAATGAATGCCTGACCAAGCGGAGACTCGAGAGCGGCCCCGATGGCTGGTCCAGCGTTGACGATCCGGTCGATGAACGAGTCAGCCACTGGAGCGAGAGCCCCGATGAGGTCAGCCCCAGAGAACACCTCCGTGATGCCTTCAAGTGCCCGAATCCCGAATGCTTGCACCTCGGCAAATGCAAGTTTCCCTGAGACCGTGAGGATGTCCCAGAGCGTCCCGTTTTGGATCGCTCCTTCGATGATTTGAAACGCTCGCACCGATGTGTCGACGGCTCGTCCGAAGCCTGCGCTGAAGTCGTTTGAAAACTGTAGAGCCTTCTTGGTGGCCGTTGAGAAAATGTTGCCGAGAGCGGTCCCGATCGGTGCGAACTTCCCGACGAGATTTTGAGCAAACTCGATGAGGGGTTTGAGCCCCTCCGACGCTGCGAGGCCGAGGTTCCGCTTTACCTCCTCCACGTTGTCTTTGAGAGTCGAGATGAGCCCGTTCAGCGTCTGGCCTTGGTTTGCTGCGGCACCCGAGAAAAGGCCCGTGGTGGTCATCGCTTGGAGCGCGTTAACCATGTCCTGCGCTGAGATCTTGCTCTTCGTCAGTGCCTCCTGAAGTCCAGCGTCACTGAGGTTGAGAGCCTTTTTCAACTCTTCGCCGATGGGAATCCCTCGCTCGAGGAACTGAAGGAAAGTCTCAGTCTGCATCTTACCGACCGAGAGCGTCTTCACGTATGGCTGAAGGATCTCAGCCATCGGCTTTTTCGTCGCGGCGGCGATGTCTCCGATCACTCGAATCGACTCCTTGAGTTGCTCGGCCGGTACGTTTGCGGCGGCGAGCGATGCGCCAGCGTTGGCCACCTCGCTCAGTTGAAAAGAGGTTGTTGCGGCGTATTTTGCCAACTCGGAGACGGCACCCTGCGCTGTCTCGGCGGACTTATAAAATGTGGTGAACTGAGCCACCACGGCCTCGAACTCTCCGGCCACCGAGATGCTTTCGGCGAACGTCTGACCGAGTGCGCGGAAAGCATTACCGACGGAACCAATACCAGCTTGAAGGCCAGCGAAGAGAGCTTGTCCCCCTGCGACGGAAGCGACCGACGCGGCGAATGATCGAAGCTGAGACCCTGCCTGAGTGAGCCCCTGCCTGAAGTTGCTCGTGTCTGCGCCGATGCGGATTGTGGCTGTGCTCATATTGTGATCCCAAGTTTGCGATAAAGGTACTCGGCCATGTCAGCGGCCACTGCACCCAACGCCTTTTCGATGTAGCCTTTGCGGTCGACGAACGAACTGATCCCGGGTCGCTTGTTTTGGATCTCAAGGTACGTCTCAAGAAGTCCGTCGAACTTTCGCACGACTGCGGCGGGGTGCTTCGACTCGATGGTGTCAAACTTGGCTCCCTTGACTAGCCATCCCCACGCCCCTGCTCGACCGGCTGCGTCTTGTCGCTGCTTGATCTCGAGGCCCCAGCGGTCTTGTTGCACTGTTGTGCGTTGCAGTTGCGCGGCAGCCATCATCATTTTGACCACGGCCAGTTCTCCCCGCTTGCCCCTCTTGCCGATGTATTTCTTTTGTTTTTCCAGTTCGGCTTGGAGTTTCGAGCGGCGAGCACCAACGCGGTCGATGATCCGTTTGGAGATTCTCAGGTTTCCGTCCTTCTTCCGCCTTTCGATGGCTTGCAGCGTCTCGGCGCGAGTGTCCATGTGAAACTTGCCGGCGCGAATAACGACATCGCGAAACTTCCTCCCGACGATGCTCTTCACCTCTTTCCGTGAGTTCTGGAGGTAAATCCCGAGCACTCGGTTGAAGTTCGTCAGATCCATTGAGAGTGTTAGTTTCATGCCTCACAAAGGCGTGGGTCATCCACTATCGGACGAATACGGTGGCCTTGAGCCTCGAGCGAGGCACCAAATAACGCGTTTGCGTCCTGCATAGACAGGGCAAGGATCTCGCTCGGGTGCCATCCATATGCACTGGCGAAATGATGGATGTACTTAGCGACCATCCCTGCCCGACTCAGTTTCCCGGTACAGCCTCAGAACCCTCGATGACGACCTGAGACCCTGTGGCCTGCTCGATCATCTCGCGGATCTGACAAGCGATGTCGGCCAAGTCGGCGAGCGGGATGGATGGCAGGTTGAGCGACTCTTTTAGGATGCGTGCTTTGTCCCCTGCAAGGTAAGCGGCGGTGGCCTCTGCAACCTTTTCCTGCGGTGCACTGTGAAGATAGATGAACCCGAGGACATCAGCCATGCGTGTGCTCGGAGCGGTGAGGAGTTCGTTTCCGGTCAACTCCATAAGCGCAAAGGTTTGGAGCGTGAGTGGTCGGCATGGGATTCCGGCCACGGTGGCGGCAGCGTTGGACGTGCCCGTGATGAGGTGTTGGATGTCAGTCAGCATGGTTATGGTTAGGCGAAATGTTTGAAGGTTTTGAGCGCGTCTTGAAGCGTCTCGGTGGGAGCGTAGAGGATTCCACGACGAAGCTTTTGACGGGTCAGTTCGTGCGTTGCGTTAACGAATGAGGCGAGCGTGGTGGCATTCTCGCAGATGGCAACGCCGATGTAAGACTGCTCGGGATTTGCAGCCTTTCGCACGCGGTTGATTTCGTCGCGCACCTCGAGGCACGCGTGGATGATCTGCAGTTCGGCGAGAATCCGGAAGTCGAGGTTCTCGGGTCTCTTGCCTTTGGTGAGGGCGAAGTATGCGCTCGCGATTGCATCGGCCTTGATGGCGATTTGAGGTTCTCCGCCGAATCCCTTCCACGTTCCAGCGACCTCGAAGTGGAACGTCGTACGAACTTCTGCTTCTCCGTTTGGTAGCGTTCGACGTTCGACGGTGACGGGGTTCTCTGCGTGCGGAGGGATCCCGATGGTAGCTAGTGCGACAGCCAATCGCTGATTTCCCGTGGTGTAAAAAGAGGTGATCATGACAAGGTGAGAATCCGGTTTTGAAAGGAGACGCGGTTTTGGCCCACCGCTTCCGGAAACTCCTCGGGGCTGATGGATTAAGAGATGCCGTCGTAAGCGACCGCCTGCACGTTCGATTTGGTGAGGTCTTCCGACGATTCGACGACCTCGGAAGAGGTCACGAATACCGCACCGGTGACGAAGCCTGAGATGAGACTCGGAAGCGTTGCGGTGTCTCCCACGTTTGGCGAGGTCGCTTCGTAGGTCTCGAAGTTCACCTCGTCCTTGATCGCGAAGTAAACGACAGCACCGAAGCCCCCGTTCCCGTCAGGGATTTCCTTTTTGGATGAGGTCTTGTTGACGGTTGCGGTGGTGAGGAGCGTCGCGGATGACCCTCCGGTGCCGAATGTTACCGCTGTACCTTTGATGATTTCAGCCATGATTTTGAGTTGGTTGAGGTTAGGTCAAGCCAGCGTAGAGGGTCTTCGACACCGTCAGCTTCGCCACATCCTCGGCGGAGAACGAGCGGTTGATGGAATCGATGAACGTGTTCGAACCGGCTGCACTACCAATGGTTCCGCTGAACGTCCCGCTGATGTAGCCGTCGATCGTGATTTCCGTTTTCAGGTTGTAGAGCGCGACGCTCTGCACGTCCCCGTTCGGCCCGATGATTTCTTTTGTGGCGGAGGATTTTTTGGCGTTGTACTGCGTAACGAGCATCCCCGTCTGGGTTTGCGCCGTTCCGAGTGTGCCATAGTCTTCTCCGTTGTCGTGGATGGTTGCCATGTCTTTATTGTTGAGAGAGTTGATAAGCCCAGACCTTGAAAGCGAATGAGTCCAGCTGGACCTCGTCGGTAAAAGTGGTGTTTTGCGCTCCGAGCACGAACCCGAGCACCTTGGCTGACTCAAAAGAAAACTGGTCGAAGTCGCCATCAGCCACGGGGTTCAGGAGTGCCGCGAGCACGTTTTGCCGGATCTGTGCGCTCTCCTCAGCAGTGTATGCTGAGCGGTTGACGCGGAGTATGGCTTGCCCGTCGAGAATGAAGACCCGTGAGCCAGCGACGAGTTCGCGGTTGATTTCGGTCGAGATGAAGATGGACGCGGTCTCCTTGACCTCATCGGTGTCCGAAGTGAGCACCTGCAATGTCGCGAGATCCTCGTCGGCCTTCATCGCGGCGACGATCCCAGCTTGGACATCGGCTTGGAAGTTAGTGCTCATTGGTCTTGTCGGACGACGAACTGCAGGATCGGGTTCTCAGGCAGGTTTTTCACCGTCATCACGCGGTACTTCATCCCGTCGATGGTGAACTGATTCTTGCGAGGGTCCCCACCTTTACCGAACTCATCAAACGCCGTGCGCGAGATTCGAATGGTCAACTCTCCTCCAGCGTTGATTCCGCCTTCCTCCGGGATCGTCATGTAGTCCGACTCTGACACCATCGCTTGCACGCTCTCACCGTTGAGCAACACCGTCGCACCCATCGTCGAAGCGGCGCGGTTGAATGCTCGGAGCAGAGCGTTGGAGAATGCGGTTCTCATGCGTAGGCGATGAACTCGAGACCTTTGCCTTTGATGGTCGGCAGCATCCCGTTTTCATCGTAAATCCCCGCACCTTTTGGGACGAGTGGAGCGGCGGTGATGGGAGGCGGGTTGACGGCCTTCGGTCCCGACTGGAACGTCACCTTGGCCAGCACGGCGAGGCCCCCCGGGGTGTCCATTCCGGTGTAGCGTTGAACTTGTGAGGTGGGTGGAACCATACGAAAAAAGGGGAACGGGGTTCTCCCGTTCCCCCTTCGAACTGCAATGCATTACGCGATCGTGAGCAACTCACCAGCGGTCGCATCAACAACCTTCTCGGAGGTGTGTTGACGCACGCGAACCACGCCCGAGCGGCGTGCTTCGTCGCGGTAGGTCTCAACGACGAACAGGTCGGAAGCGTCTCCCGTCCACGTCAGCGTGCGGCCAGCTCCGCCAGCGACGAAGTCACCAGACTGAACATTGCCGATCCATGCGCGGTTGGAGCCCCAGATGAACGAGCCCGAAGCGGCTTGGCCTTTCTTCGACGAGTCGTATGCGGACGAGGCGACCAGCACCTTGTCGATGCCGATGTTGGCAGCGATCAGTGCGGCGTCCACGTTGCGGAGGTCACCCGTTCCAACAGACCCGAAGATGTAGCTCTGCATCTTCGCGTTCTTCCTGAGCAGGTTGTACACGTCGAGGTTGACCACGAGTGTGTTCGCATCCACGCCTTTCTTGCGAAGGCGGGAGATGGCGTCCTGCAAGTCACTCACGGGGTCTGCTGCGGAGTTGCTCCACACCGTTCCCACCGTCGTGTTGTTGAAGTTCGACGTGTTGAAGATCGCAGCGGCCACACGGGTTTCGTGAGCCAGCTTGATGTTGCGGAGCAACAGCTTCGCGATCGTGGCCTCGGTGTCGAGGAACCGCGAGAGGTCAGCTTGATTGGAGTCGTCGATCAACTCTTCCAACCCGCGATCCTCGCAGAGGTAGGTGTCGGACGTGAAAGCACGGCTGATGCGGCTGTAAGAGCCGTCAGCGTTGCGCTTTGCCGCGTCAGCGTCAACCCGCATCAGATGGCCCGTTGCGGTGTCGATTTTGAGGTATTGTCCAGCCTTCGTGGCCACCGAGAGGGGAGGCATCACGAGACCGCCGATGAGACCGGAATCGGCCCCACCTGATTGAATGACAGCCTGTTGGATGTCACCGCGTAGTACTGCGCCTGTGTTTGCGTACATTGTCTAAGTCCTTTCCGTTTAAGAGTGAGCGTTGACCCCGAGTGCGACCTCGATCACGTCCCCGTCAGCGGTTGCCGCTTCGAGAGCGATGCCGATGGGGTTGTTGCTCGACGTTGCTGTGGCGAGGATTTTGCCAGAGGCGGCAGGATAAACTGCAGCACCGGCGGTGATTGCGCCACCAGCCTTCATTTCGAAGGTTCCGGATGCGCTGTTGAGTTTGACCGTCACGATGCCGCTCGCTGCTGCGTCAGCGAGAGCTACGCCGAGAGCGGTGCCGTTTGGTGCGCCAGCTGCGACAGCCAGCCCAGAGGAGAGTGCAATGCGCTGACCGACCGAGAGAGCCGAGGCTCCCACGGCGAACGCTTTGAACCCGGAGTCGTTTTGTGCCATGTGTTTTGTGCTTTAGGGTTTGAGGATTCCTTTGGCGATCAGGTGGTTCCTGTACGCTTCAGGGTTTTTCCGGAGTTCGGAAAAGTCGGTAGGCTGTTCAGCCTTTGCTTCGGTTGCAACGCCCGGAGCGACGGGTGTTCCGAAGGATTTGATGAGAGCGGCGAGTGCCTCGAACTTGGTTTCGACGGCCCCGAGGATCTTCTCCTCGACTGCCTCGAAAGCAGCACCGGCGACCTCTTCGGCCTTTGCGCTCATCGCTGCTTCCTCGGGCATTGGCTTGCCCATCTCTGCCTCAGGTGTCTCGGTTGTTTCTTCGGTGAGGAGTGCTTGGAGCATTCCCTTGATCTCCGAGATTGCTGCTTCGACCGTGGCGAGGCGGTCCTCGACGGTCGGCGCGGGTGCCTCGGCCATTGCTTCGGTTTTGGGTTCTTCCTTCATTGGAGTCTCAACATTCTGCGCCTCATCAACTGCCGCCTCGAAAAGGCCGTCCGGGTTTGCTGCTGGCTCATCAACCAAGTCGACCGAGCGGAGGCGCGTGCATCGTGCGTAGGCGGCCCCGTTGACGTCTTGCGGCTTCCCCTCGAACGAAATGGAAAGCCCGAATGATTCAGGGGTTTTGGTGGCCAGTTCGAGGATGAAATCTCGGCGGGGCGAGGTCTGGAACAGTTGGAGATCCGCGAGCACCTTCTCATCCTCGACACGGAAGTTGACGAGACGACCGACAATCTCCTCCACGCCTGATTCGTGGCCGACCTTCACCTTGATTCCACTCTTAGCTGCGTTGCCGCATTTGACGACCTGCGAGAGGGTTGTCTCGTCGATGAGGAGACCGTGCCCCTTGGCCACCCCGAGGGTGATGACCGAGACGCCAAAGATGGTGTCAGCGTCGATGCTTGTGGGAGAAAGTGCTTGGAAGGAAGTCGTCTTCATTTGCTCATGCGGGTTTGAAGTTTGCGCTTGTTGGCGTAGTAAGCCCGAATGGCTGCGATAGCATCCTCGCGAGTCTTGTGATGCGACACAACTGATTCCTGCCCCGGGTAAACTTTCACCTTGGCCCAGCCTGTCGGCGTTTTGCGGATTGCGTACGGCATCATGCGGTCTTGTTGAGTCTCTCGACGATCCGGTTGGCCCATGCTTGGCCAGCGTCCCCGCCCCATCCATCCCAAGCCTGACGGCCCTTGCCGTAGTCGTCCCACGTCGAGCCCTGCTTGTCGCTTTGGTGCCGGTCGAAATAGGCTTTCATCCGTCTCACGGTATCGGCTGAAACTGGTCTCCCGTTGGCCAAGTCACGAGCGCGAGCGATCCCGACCGGAGTCATCCCGCGCTGCGATGCTGGCTTCTTGGCACGTTCACGGAGTGCGCGAGCGGCTGCTGCACGAACGGCCTGAGGTGGCTCGAACGAGTCCTCAGCAAACTGCGTCGATTCTTCGGCGGAACTGAGCGCCGGTGGCGCGTTTTGAGCCTGAGCCAACACCAGAGGGTCCTCAACTCCTGCGGCCTCGAAAATCTCCTTCCTGCGTCGGACCTCGTTTGCCGCTTGGACGAATGCCTCTTCCCAGTCCTCGCCTTTGCTGGCGTAGTACTCAGCAAACGTAGTCGCCCCGTGGCGGAGTTCTGCCAGTTCTGCGGTCGTCTCTCTGCCGATGTCGGTGGATGGCCACGGAGGGAACTGCCAGCGATGCGCCCTCCATTGTGGAGACTGCGGAATGTCACCGTTGGAGATACCGAACGCGATGACAGCCTCGATGATGGGATCGAGGATGCGGTTGGTCAGAATCATCTGGTACCGACTGCACACGCGAGCGGCTTGCTGCGAGTCGAGTCTGGCGGTCACCCCTCCGAGGTTGCTTGAGTCGATGAAGAATCCGTATGGAAGCCCGAGAGCATCAGCAAGATGACGTTGAAGTGATTGCAGGAATCCCGTGAATGTCACGCTCGGACGGTTGCTCATGAACCCAGTGACATCTTCACCGGGCTTAAGGTAGTGGATAGTGCCCGGCTTGATGCGTTCGATGGATTCTCCGGTGGTCGTCTGCTCGTCCCATCCCAGACCCTCGCCCGATGGAGTCCTGACAACCCCCGTCTGCTGACTCGCCCATTTGACTGCGTCCTTCTCTCCCGCGAGGATTTCGACGATGTCTTTGCAGGTTGCGATGGCGGGGGCGAAGGCCGACACGCCACGGTAGGAGTCATGACGCTGCGGGTCGAACAGGTGCAGACACCGCTCGGCGGGAACTTCCTGCTCGTCAACGTAAGATGCACCCATGCTGCGGCGCGTGATCTGGTACGCCACTGGTCGGCCTGACTTTGCGTCGATGCGGATGCCTCCGATGAGGTCGTCGGCCACGGTCGAGTGGTACGGGTTGCCGATGCGGTCGGCCTCGATGAGTTGGAGGCGCGGCCCGTCCTCGGTGAGGCTCTTGACGAGGAGGCAGTCGCCATCTCGGACAAACGAGACGAATGCCAGTTGCATCAAGCTCAGGAAGTCGAACCGGCCTGAGAAGTCAGCACGCTTACACCAGTCAGCAAAGTAGGTTTCGTACGCGGAGTTAACAGCGGGGTCACTTGTCCTCGCTTGGTAGCGGAGGGATCCGAGCGTGTAGAGTGTCAGCTTGCGGAGGATGCCAGAGACCAATGGATGGTTGTTCTCAAGGTCGCGAGCTTCCCAGATCAGCTGAACGCGGCCTCGGTTTGCCGAAGCTGACTCCGCGTGGTTTGAGTAGTTCGAGGGTGTTTGCGCTCGGCTCTCGGTCGGCTCTGCGCCCTCCCACCGGAAAGCTCGAACTGCGTTGCGAATGCGGCGAATGAGTTTCATCGGAAGGATGCTCGCACGCGGTTTCTCGGCGTCGAGCGTGAGCGTTCGGTAACGATTTGAGCGCACGCGGCGAGTTCTTTGGCGATCTGTACGCGGTCGCGTTGCGAGGATGTTCCGGCTGACGACACCGAGGTGTACGGGTCTGCGAACTCGGCCTTGAGGCGAGCGTATGCTTCCGCCAACTCCGAAGCGGTCATCGCTCGAAAAATCCCCTGATAGTCGATTTCGTCAGCCATCACTCTTCTCGGTCTCATCAACCGTTCCACCGAGAATCTTTGTTGCAAGCGCAGCGAGCGTCTGAAGCACCTCACAGTCGAAAAGGTGGTTGTCCTTCCGGATCTGCTTCCAAACGTGGCTGACTCTCCCGTGCGCGTCGACCCTCTCCTCTCGTCGCTCCGAGGTCACTTGCGCGAGGTAGATTTCTCCGGCCTCCCGCGAGAACTCCCACGATGGACCCTTGCCTGACATGAGATGAGCCAGTGCGTCCTTGAGCATCGGGTTTGAGAACACAAGCAGGTTGATGGTCCTCTTTTGACCTTGGCCGAGCATGGCGTCAGCCTTTGACCACATAAACGGTCTTCGTATGTTGTTGACCATGTAGCCGTTTACCGAGTCGTGGCCCTTGCTCGCCTTCCACTTTCCGCCACGTTTTGCGATCTCGGTGTAGACCGTCTGCGTGTCGAACCCCGAGTCGATGATGACATCGCCCGACGCGATGCCGTACTTGGTCACCACCTCATCCATCATCGATAGACTGACCGCGCTCCCGAAGTCGACGAGGCGAGAGGTTCCCCCGGGATGCCATTCTCGGACGACGAACCAAAGCCCGTAGGACTGCACGTCGATGGAGAGGAAAACACGGCCTCCAGTGGTCTCCTTCAGCTTGTAGTCGGTCCCTCGGAGGTCGTCCCCGAACTGCTCCGCCTTGAGGTCACTGACCCATGGTTCGCCCATCGTCTCGCGTTTCCACGTCTGCATCGGTATCACGTTGCCGAAGGTCATCTGCCGCTTGGCTACGAGGAACTCCTCAACAGCTTCGCGCCACGGGATCCACCACGGGACGAGAGACGACCAAGTGAAGCTGACCTTGTGCTTCGGTGCGATGAGATTCCCCTTCTCCCATCGGCCATTCTCAACGAGGGTGCGGCGGGTCACAGGATCGTCGGTGTGCCCGTGTCCGCACGATGGACACTTCAACCTGATGCTTTCCGCCACCTTCTCAAAAAGCCACTTTCCCTCCGGTGTTTTGGTCTGCTCCGACTCTTCCCACTCAACATGCTCCCAGAGCGGAGTGAAGAACATCCCGCACGCCTGACATGGCCACTGAAAGCGTCTCTGGTCTCCGTCAAGGAAGGACTGGTGCACCGCGTCGTTTTCGAACAGTGGAGTTGATATCTGCACGATTCGATAGTTCCACTGCGCCCTCACCCGCTTCCGCACCATCTCGAGTGCCCCCGGTGGGTAGTTCCGCACCTCGTCGAGGATGAGCCAGCGAACAGGCACCGATTGCAGCTTCGAGGGTGAGCCAGCTCCGCGAACCATCAGCGTCATGGGAGCGAAGTCGATGGTGCCCTTCCTCTTGCCCGACCGTTCCTTCGGCATCATCCGCTTGATGGTCTGGCAGTCCATGAGGGTCGGGAGGAGTCTGGTCTGCATGAAGTCCTCGGCCTCGTCCTGAGCCGCGAGCACCCACATCGCGGGTCCGGGATCCTCAGCGATGGCCCACGCGAGGAGGATCATCATCGTCTGGGTTTTGCCAGACTGCGCGGAACACATGATGGAGATCTCCCGAATGCTGTCATCGGCGAAGACCTCCATGATCTCCTTGGTCCACGGCGCGGTATTGGCACTGAACTGCCCCGGCATCGACGACTGCTTGTCGATGATGATGTGATCCTCGGCCCATTGCCAAGGGTGCCTGTAGTCGCGAAGGGTCGCGATCTCGGAGATTGTCTCAAAGAACATCTGATTCTCTGGTGGCTTTTTTGCCTGTCAGTGTCTCCCACCGCTTCACGATGACGTCGCAGTAGGCCGGCGAGATCTCCATTCCGTAGCACTTGCGGCCCAGTTGCTCGGCGGCGATCAGCGTGGTGCCGGAGCCGAGGAACGGGTCGTAGACGACGCCCGCCGTCATGCCAATACACCAAGCCATTACATCCACTGGCTTTTGCGTCGGGTGGATGGTTCTCTCTTCTCGACCTTTGCGAATCATCCCGTTCCAAAGATGCCGCTTTAGTCGCACGGGCTTGTCGAGGTTTGTCCACGCCAGTTCGCAGTCCGCGAAGGCGTTGTCGCCGTTCTCCTTGTCCCACACAAGCCAACATCGCGCAGGCGGAAGTTTGAAATAGTTGCCGCCGAAAATGATGGCCTCGGAGTGAGACGCGGCGTTGTCTATCACAGACTGTGGTGGCAGCTTGTCCCAGTCGGTCGCAGCGTAGTGCCTCTTTGCCGCTGCTGCTTTTCCATACTGCGTCCCGCTTTGTTTGTGCATCGCGGCGTCCACGCCAATTCCATAAGGCGGATCGGGGACGCAAGCGTCCGCTTTCGCTCCCGCCATCAGCCGCTCGACATCCTCCGCCTTCGTCGAGTCGCCGCAGAGCAGACGATGCTCCCCGAGAATCCATAGGTCGCCCGGCTTCGTGATCGGATCTTCCGGTGTCTCCGGCACCTCGTCGGGGTCTCCGTTGAGTTGATTGGTTTCCGCGAGTAGCTCGGCCATCTCTTCATCCGAGAAGCCTGTCAGGAGGTGGTCGAGGTCGCTTTCCTTGATGGCTTCCAACTCGACCTTGAGCATCTCCTCGTCCCATCCTCCACCGAGTTCCGCAAGTTTGTTATCGGCCAGAATGTACGCCCTGCGCTGAGTCTCGCTCAGGTGCGAGAGCCTGATGACCGGTACTGACTCAAGACCTAACTTGATCGCGGCCATAACCCGTCCATGCCCGGCAATGATGCCGTTGCTCTGGTCAACGAGGACCGGGTTGTTGAACCCGAACTCACGAATGCTTCCCGCGAGTTTTGCGACCTGCTCCGGATCGTGTTTCTTCGCGTTTCTCGCGTAGGGTATCAGGTCCGCTGGGTGCATCTGCTCCAGCTTCGGCTGCGGCTTGTTCGTCGGCCCATCTTTGTATTTCGGCATAGCTGTTTCGGATTGCTGTCGTGATTTCATTGGAGATTTGGGTGGGGGTCATTCCCGAAAGGCGGCCAGCGAGTGATGGCCCGATGCGAAGCTGGAGACGTTTGCAGGTGTCGAAGGTTTGGTAGAGCTTTTTCCGGATTTCGTCACGGTGCATCACCTCACCTCGAGCCTGTTGGATTTGAAGTTCGAGAAGTTGGTTTCGCAGGTAGACCTGCCGAGCGGTGAGCTTGCTCTTGTCGAGGTCTTCACCGTCACCCGATGCACCGGCCCCGTGTGCCTCAACCCACTCGCGCCACTCTTCGATCGGGTAAAACCCCGAAGCGTTGGCAGCTGGTGCTCCTCGAGCGATCCAGCTTTTGCAAGCGGCCCGGGTCACCCCGAACATCGCGGCCAACTCAGCGAGTGACTTCGCCCACGTCCTCGGCTTCTCCTCTTTGCCCGATAGGTAGTTCTCCACCTGTTGCAACTGAGCGCGGGTCAACGGTTTACCCGACTTCTGCTTTTCGATCAGGAGGCGGATGTTCTGCGCGGTGACCTTGCTCAATAGCCCGTCGCTCTGTGATTTCATTTTGTATATTTAATAAACAGACTTCAATCACGGATTCCCCGAGCCCGACCCTGCGGTGTCCGATTTCGGTATGAAAAGAGATTCCTTACTCGTTTTTGAGCCATCGAACGCCCTGTTTCGTCGGTTTTCGGACAGTTTCGGACCATCTCCGGCTCACTCGTCTCTATACCTAATCCCATTTGATTAGATAGATACGGGGCTCGATGGCCTGCTCCGCCCATGCACGAGCGAAGCGCTTGACCTTGCCGTGCTCTCGAGCGTAGAGGAGCAGCCCGACCAGCATGGCGGCGATGATGGAGAGGGTGAGACGGAAGGCGGTCATGGCTGAGCCTCCTTTTGTGGCAATGGTGGCAGCGGCATCCAATGGGTGATCGTTGCGCCTGTGGTCCATTCTCCATTGCGAAACATCCACTCGACGGTCCGCACGCTATCTTTCCACAGCGTCAAAACTGCGCGTTCCGCTTGAGGGAACCGCTCCTCCACCGGGATCCATCGTTGAGCCTGTTTCAACCGCTCCACTTCTTCGCGGAGCGCATCCCGCTCCTTAATCAGGTTGACGTTTTCGCCGATGAGCCGATTTAGCCCCTGCAGGATTTCGTCGTGCGCGCTCATTCCTGCACCTCCTTCTTCGGCAGCTCGGGCAATAGCATCCAGTGGGTGACCTGTGCGCCTGTGTTCCAACCATGTTGCTCGTCGTATTGTTTGACGCTTTGCATTCCGCTCACCCACAACGTCAGCACGGCGTCTCGCGTTTGCGGCAACCGTTCCTCGACCGCAATCCAGCGTTGATGATTCTCGCTCATCCATGCACCTCCTCGGATGACTGCATCTCCTCCGTTTCGAGGAGGAGCTTTTTAGCTGTGTCGGCCAGCATGTGCGCGGAGTAACGCACGACCATCAACATGGCTTTCTCGCGGTTTCCATAGATGCGGCGCGTGACATTGCCATCTTTTTTGAGGGACAGCATCACAATCGCCTCGACCCCATTGGGCAGTTGATCGACTGGTGCAGTGTGTTTATGTTTCTTCATTTTATTTTTAGTTGTCTGGTTGTCTGGTTGTCTGGTTGTTGCTGCTCTCTGGGAGATTGGTCGTTTCCGTCCTGCATTGCGTTTTGCAGTTTTGATTCCGTCGCCGAATGGCCGAGAATCGAACGGAATGGCCTCAAATCGGCGTTCTAGACCGTTCCGAGGGTGGAGATAGCGGGCGAGGGTTTTTCTTGTCTTCTCTCCCCTCTCTCTGCCCTCGCCCCACCCCACCCCACGGGAATCCCCACCGGGGTCCCTACGCCACCCCCCCCCATGAAGGGGGGTGGCTATGGGCCCCGGGTGGGGTTCCCGATGGGGGGGTGGTACGGGGCGGGGGGAATAGGTATTAAATAAGAGCGGATTATTCATTCGCCTTGCTCCTTCCGGAATCGTTTAGGTACGGGACTTTTGAGATCTCGATTTGCTGTCCATTCGCCATCCTTTTTTCCCTTTTTCTCGGGCTCGGAATCGGGAGGAAGTGGGGGTGCGTAGACCCACCAAATGCCCTGCGTCGAGTGGTCGATTCGGATTTTGGGTTGGCGGTTACCCTCTTCGTCAACCATCCCCGAGCGACCGGCTCGCTTGCAGAGCGTCAGGCTGAATGCGGCCTTGTTTCCGTCCTTTCGGTCTGGCTCACGTTGCAGGACGGCCACCTCTCGGGACCAGTTGGTGAGTTCGCTCGAACCCGCTCCGAGATAGGCCACCTCGCTCGAGGACTGCGCCTTCTCGGCCTTGGGTTTGGCCGTGTGGTGGATCAAGACCACGACGCATCCGGTCTCCTCGAGGATGGGTTGCAGGGTGTTGCGGAGGAAGACTGACATCCCCTTTTGGTCGTTCACGTCGCCCCCAAAGAACGCCATGAGCGGGTCGATGATGACGACTTCCAACCTGTGTTCTTTGATGAGTTGACGCAGGATCCCGAGGAAGACGTGGCCGGTCTTGGTGTTCTCCCGAAATAGTTTCAGGTTCTCGTTGAGCAACTGCCCTGCTCCTGTGGTCCCGCGGCCAGCGGTCAGCAACCACTGCACCGATCCGAACATGGCTTCGAGCACGTCGCCCCAATCGTTCTCGGCTTGAATGATGCCGACCCTCATCGGCTTCCCCTCAGGATGCGCGATGCCGAAGAACGGGGTGCCGGTGGCCATAGCTGTCGCAAACTGAAGGCAGAATGACGACTTCCCCACGCCCGATGAGGAGACGATGGTGAGGCTTCCCCCCTTGCACAACCACCGCTCACCGAGAATGCAGGTGGGGTCCGGCATGATGGGGATCTCTTTGAGGGTGTCCCAGGTCATCACCTGTGGCAGGTCTCGGCGACGCAACCACACCTCGAACTCTTCCCACGTCTCCGGTCCCTCGCGAAGTGAGATCAGGCGTTGCCACTGGTCGCCCCGCTTGCAGCCGGGAAGGCGCGAGAACCTACCGGGGTTTTTATTTGCCGGACAAGGGCCGGCATCCTCGAGGTACTGGTAAACGAGGTCCCGACGGGCCTCCCAAGTTGTCTTATCAGGTGCATCGACTCTCACCCAACCGTGAAACGAGCGGCCCCCGCTCGAGATGATGGCAGTGAGCGGGAGGTTTGAGCCCTTGAGCGTTGCCAACTGGTCAGCCTCCGGGAGGTCATCGAACTCAATCAGCACGTGACGATATGCGGAGACGTTGGAGTCCGCCCCCGTCGTACTCTCTGAGCGATAGGGGTTGATGCGTATCCATCGCCCCGAGGCCGAGGAGCATGTGAACGGGTTGTCGCCTTGCTCGATCTGGTCCACGAACCACTCGAGCGGCTTAAAGGTGCCGTGGCTCCCCGGTCGATGCTTTCCATCCTCTCCCTCGAGAGCCTGAGTGCAGATGCACACCAGCTCCCCGGGGAGGAACGCAGCGCGAAGGAAGCGGATCGTCGATGCCGACGAGTCATCTCCTGACAGGTCAACGGGTGCCGCATTGCGATTGACTATAAATCGCCCCGTCGGACTGACCGTCTGGTGCGTGTCGAGCTTCGACCCTCGCGGGTTGTTGTGCGGCTTCGTCGCGGCTTGTCGGACCTTGTGCTCGAGATCTTTGCGGGACCACGGTGGAGAGCATCGCTGGTTCCACTGCTCGAGGATTTGGAGACTCTCCCCCTCGCTCAAGGCGAAGTCATGGGCGAGCACTCTAGCGAGGTCGTAGGTGGCCGAGTGGCCTCCCTGCCCAGAGACTGCCCCGGGCACTTTTGCCGCGTAAGAGGCGGCGCGTTCATACGGTGTCAGCATGGTTGTTTTGTGACCTGCTCCGAGGTCAGGATTTGAGTCGTTTGATCTCCTCCAGTGCGGCGTTATACATGGTTTGCAACGCCTTGTGCTTCCCCCGCTCCACGAGGGTC